TGATAATCCTCGAGCTACTATTCTTTTAAACGATGTACATGAACTACAGCCTTACATCACGATAGGGGACGTAGTCGATGAGTCGCCTGTCAGTCTAAAATTCAATGAAGGTGTCTATTTTGTTTACCGTGCTTCGGTGATTTTAGATAGTTGGGTCTTTACGACTGAGGATAATTATACGATTCAATCGATTATTGTCACCGTTTATGATAAAGATAATTTGAATAACGAACAGATGTCTTCTATAATAATTAACGATGACTCAGAGTTGGCACTTCGGTTGAGGTGTTTTAGGGTGCACACAAACTTGATAACAGGTGAACAAACAGTTGAAAGCTAGACGAAAGGCATACAGATGGCAAAATATTTAAGCCCTGGTGTATATCCCAGAACCGTTGATCTCTCTAATTTAGTTCCGGCAGTTTCAACAGCTGCGGCGGGGATTGTGGGGTATTCTGATAAAGGGTCGTTAGACCTTATGGTTATCACCTCTCGTAGCCAGTTTCTGGCTGAGTATGGTAACCCCACCGTAGGAAACTTCTTCCACTACGCTGCACTGGCTTTTCTGGAAAATGGTTCGGTACTGTATTGCAAGCGCGTAATTTCCGAGGACGCGCTCTACAGCGGTGCTAATGTGGTGGAAAGTACTTCTAGTCTTACCAACTACGCTCTCACGACAGGCCTGGTGACTAAAGCGCTGGTGGTGGAAGATAGTGTCGAAGACCTATTTACTATCGTTGCAAAAGATCCGGGAAGCTGGGGCGATAACATATCCTTTACGATCACGGAAGTCATTGCTGATGACGCCACAGCAGATGAGGTAGATCAGTACACCTTTAAGATTAACGTGTACTACACTAGCGACGGTACAACAACACTGGTGGAGTCCTGGAAGGTATCGCGTCAAACGAAGATCGATGGGTATGGAAAACAACTGTACCTCCAAACCAGGATTAACAACTACAGTCGTTACATTGAAGTCTACGATAATACTGCCATTGACGAGACCGTTGTACCTGCGGCTAATGCAGTGTCTGTTAATTTAGGGGGCGGGGATAACGGGACGTCGATTGGGTACAATGACCTTATCGGGGATAGTTCAGACGGTACAGGGTGGAACGTTTTCTATAACAAAGACAACGCAGATGTCCAGATTTTGATTGGCGGTTCGTTTACCCAAACCATCGCTGACGCTGACACCAATGGCACCCACCAAGCTGCTATTGCCCAGGAGCTTAAGACTATTTGTGAACATCGTCGGGATTGCATAGCGCTGGTAGATGTTCCTTACAATCAAATGGACAATAGTGCTACCATAAAAGAGTATCGTAGCACCTACTTGACTACTGCTAATAGTAGCTATGTCGCCCTCTATGCCCCTTGGGTTACTATCAATGACCCCTATAATGACAAAATTATTGAAGTGCCCGCATCGGGGTATGTAGCGTCGCAGATTGCTTACAACGATCGGGTGCAGAATCCGTGGGATGCCCCTGCCGGGTATGATGTAGGTATTTTGAATGTCTTAGGCCTCACCACCGTGTTTTCACAAGGCGACAGGGATGTGCTCTATCCGTCGGAAGTTAACTGCCTCCAGACCTGCCGGGGAGCTGGTCACATTATTTGGGGTCAAAAGACCCTCCAGCGTAAAGATTCAGCACTGAAGAGTTTAAATGTGCGGCGCTCTATTAACATGATTGAGCAGTCGATGGCGCGCTCGTTACAAGCCTTTACATTCAAACCGAATAATGAAATGACACGGTTTCGGATTCAGGCCATTTTAGAAGAATACTTAGACGAGATTGCCTCTCGTGGAGCCTTCCAGACGGAAGGGGGCGATAGAGGTTTCCGCGTTGTGTGTGACGAAACCAACAACACCCCCATTCGAATTGATTCAGGTGAGTTGTGGGTCGATGTCTTTGTCAAACCGGTACGGTCGGCTGAATACATCCAGCTGACGACGATTGTCACCAAGTCGGGAACCTCCTTCCAGGAACTGGTTTCCCGTGGTAGCTTATTTTAATAGGAGTTAATCATGGCCGATAGTATCAATGCAGATCGTTTAAAAGCGAATATCACCAACACGCAACGCACCTACTTGTGGGAGGTAGTTATACCCAACCCTCTCGGAGGTGGGGATTCTGAAGCTCTTCTCGTTCGTGCCCAGTCGGCTACGATTCCAGGACGCAGCTTTGGGGATATTCATGTTCCGTACAAAAACACAGCCGGATTCAACATTCCCGGTAAAGTTAAGTACACGCATTCTTGGCAGGTAGTATTTGTGGAAGGCGAAGACGCCAAAATCCGCGAAGCCATAGTGGGTTGGATGCAGCAGATTACTCACGATCAGCAGATGGTCGGTTTAGGCGATCCGTTTATCAAGAAGACTGTGTATATGCGTCTGCTGGGGACAGACGGGAGTGTCACTAAAAAGATTCAGTTGATTGGTGCTTATCCTTCTGATATAGCAGATGTTTCTGTTGACTACGAAGGTGAAAACGTTGTCAAGTATCAGGTAACGTGGAAATACGACCGCTGGCAGGACGCTAATTAACAACACCTAACATGGCTATAAACCTCATCAACAACCTGGGGAATGCGCTGTCTCCTTCAGGAGAAGGGGGATTGATGGGAGCAGCACAAGCCTTTGTCAGTGAATACGCCCCCTTAGAGCGCTATACCGAGTATCAACGTACCTACAACTGGGAAGTGTTTTTTCCATTTGACTTTGCGGGTGGGGATATGCTTTCCAATGCTGCCGGATTTGTTATTGGGAAGTACTGTGTTGGTGTTCGGTTTGGTCAGTACAACATGAAGGATGTAACCAGTCTAGAGATAGGGACACGAAAAGAACACTATCCTGGCACTTTTGCACTAGATACAGTTTCGTTCTTGTTCTTACATACTGTTCCGGATGTGGTTTCCCGGTACATACATGCCTGGCGACGAAAGATCGTCGGGTCGTTCTACGAATCAGAGGGGTCGGTACAGCTGGGGAGCCGTTATGGTCTGCCGTACGAGTACAAGCGCCCTATCTTTATCATGTTGTACTCCCAGCAAGGTATTCGAAACCAAAAGATCAAACTCAAGGGGGCCTTTCCGGTCTCCTATCCTTCTTTTGATTTAAACTACAACGACGAGAACGTCAATCTCATTCGGGTTGATTTTCAAGTCGACACCGTGGATATGGGTGGACTCGATTTATTGGGTTCTATTGTTAAAGGATCTAAGTGGTTGATGCGTAACGTTAATTTTAAGATTTAAGGATTGTTTGAAGAGGCTGAAGATGTTGTTGTTAATATAATTACATCTGACGAGCATTACAACAACCTTCCTGCTTACTTCGATTATTTACTAATGGTGCTATCATAAAGAACTACCGTATAACCTCAAAATAGTATTTAGGAAAGGAAGAGTGAACTATGCAGAAGTTTTCAATTCAATTGCCTTCGTTGTGCAAGGCGTACAAGGGGGTAGATCCCAATGGGGTCACTGTCCAACCCTTTAATGGGGAAGACGAAGAAATCTTAGCGACGGCCCAAGCTGCTAATGTGCGCAGCCGCGTGACAGAGGTGTTAAAACGCACAGTCGAGGGCGTAGATGTAGCATCGCTGACGCTGGGGGACAGATCTTATTTGATGCTGTGGCACGCCGTCAATAGCTTTGATGATGGATTTGAGCAGACAATCGGTTGTCAGAGTTGCGGACAGTCTATTGCTGTCAAGTACAACCTCAAAGACCTTCCAGTTGACAAGCTCGCCGACTCTTATGTGGAACCGTATAGCATTACGCTGTCGTCGGGTCCGGTCACCTGTCGTCTTATTACTGTTAAAGACGAAGTAGCCGCAGCGGCGTGGACGGCACAAGGCGGAAACGACTATTTGTATCTTTACGCGTTGACTACAAAGATACCGGGTTGTGACAGTGTTGCAGATGTACTTGAAGCCTTAAAGAAGTGGCCGGCCAAAGATTTCCAGCTGATCAAAGCGTTTCATGAAAAATTTTACCATGGCCCTGTCTTTGCTCATCCTTACACGTGCCCACTGTGCGGCTACAAGGGGGACATGGTGGTACCCTTTCGATTCACAAACATTATACCGAATGTGTCGAAGTTACGACAGTATTATGGAAAGCAGATTTAACTTGATGTACTATATGCGGATCAGCCATTCGGAGTATTCGGCGATGCCGCTTGATGTTATCAAGTTTTATTACAGTAGGTTCTATACGCAACGTCAAAAAGAATTAGAGGCTTATAAAAAGCGATAAGGATTAAGCGGTGGATGTAGCAACGCTAATTCGATTGAAGCGTTTCCAGAACGAACTGGCGTACGGATTCACTCCTTACTTCTACAATATTGCCTCTGTTTTTGATAAGAATACAAAAACAGGCGATTTAGCCCGTAAAGGGACTGAGGCAATACAGCGATGTATGGGGCTGATTGGGAAGGCGCTGGGAACATCGGGAGCTGCGATCACCCAAGCTGAAATCGAAACGCTGTACACCCACGCCGATAATATCGCTGTTATAC